AAAGAGCACACAAATACAACGGTGAATGGTTGTATTGTAGCTGGTATGCTTAAATGAAAAAGAAGTTATTGAAAATAGGGGCTATATTGTTTATAGCCCTTTAAACGTAAAATAAAGGGCAATACAAAGCCTTTTTTATTTTGGCTTAAGGGGTAAGCCTGTTTATAAGTTCGTACGTGTACGAAGGTTTTAAGTGATAATTTAATAGTGTATAAGGCTATCGTTTGATAGCTTTTATTATTATCTTATGTATCTATGCCCTTAAAAGCTATTTTAAAGCCTTTTAAGAGACTTTTATTATTTACCTTATAACACTACTTAAATAAACTAAACAACGCAACAGGGGGCTAGAAATAGCTTTAAATGTGTTTTTAAAAAGACCCCCCCGAGGGGTGAGGGCAGTATGTGCCACTGGGGGAACGGGGTGGGGGACTTAGTATCTGTTAGAGATTTCGCACGTAAGGGGGCATACGACAGTTCAAACCGACAACAGTATACGACAGTAAATAGACAAAATAGAAAGGAGTTTTATGGCTGATAAAATCGTTTTAAATAAAACCAAACTAGCAAGGAATTATGGATTAAATCGTGAAACAGTCATTAAATATGCTAAAAAGTGTATTAAAGACGAGAAAAACATTTCCAAGAAAGAATATGACGCTTTATTAGAAATGTGTACGAAGCTCAAACAGTCTAAAGAGAACAAACTAAACTTTGAAGAACAAGTTCAAGAAATTCACAGCGACGCTAAAATTGAATTTTCCAACGATAAATCGTCCATATCAGAGTTGTTGGCTCAAGAAAGGACTGATTATAATTATTTTCTTAAATGTTTGGAAGTTGACAAAAAAAAGGTTGAAATGGCTAACAAACTTGATTGGGATAATGACAACAGCAAAGATACCGCCCTAATTATCTCGACTTATAAGAGAGAATTAAGAGAAGATAAAAAAACACTACTTAATATAGGCGCTAGAATTAATGAGTATGAAGAAAAGTTGGCTTTAGTCGGTGAAGAAGAAGACAACCCGTTCGACTAATGACTTTTTTAAGTTCATTGAAGATGTTGAAAAGCGCCCAGATGAGTATTCAGATAAAATCGTTAAACAAGTAGCACTTCAAAGGAAGATGTTAAAAAAATATGATTTTATCGAAGAAAAAGGTAAAAAGTGTGTTGATTGGATAGAAAAATACTGTTATTTGACCGAGGGTGAAAAGGCAGGAAGTCGAGTAAAACTCATGTTATGGCAAAAGTGGATAATTTATTCCATTTTTTGTTTTTATGGTGATATCGAAACCGAGATTTTTGATGAGAATGGCGAATATTTGGGAATTGGCAAGAAATATCAAAGAATTGTCAATGATGTATTAATCGTTATCGGTAGTGGTAATTCAAAAACTACTTTTATAGCCTTTGTGGTTGCTTATGTAATGTATAGCAACTGTTTACCAAGCCCAAAGGTGTATATAGGTTCAAATGCCTACAAGCAATCTAAAATTTGCTTTGATGTAGTCAAAAAAGTAATTGAACGTAGCCCTGTTTTGTCTCAATATGCAAAGATTAGACAAACAATCGGTGAAATCGAGATACCACAAACAAATGCCAAAGTAATTGCAATGTCTTCTCAAGGCGATAATTACGAAGGTATTATTCCAGCTTTGCTTATTATTGATGAAATCCACGCAATGCCTACAAACACTTATGCAAGCAATTTGAGAAAGTCTACAAAAAGAAGTGACAAGCTGATTATTGAATTAACCACACAGGGAATTTGTAGAGGTGGGTATTTAGATGAGCGATTAGAACTAGCCAACAGCTTATTAAATGAAGAAAGCCCACAAAGTGATGATAAAAAGTTCTTTGCAATATTTGAACAAAAGAACGAGGAAGAAGTCTTTAAAGCGTTTGAAACAAACAACATAAAGATTTTACGAAAAGCTAACCCAAGTTTAGGTGTTGCAGTTAGTGTCGAAGAATTAAAAGACAAAATAAAGGCTATGATTAATGACCCTAAACAAAAGGTCACCACGCTTACTAAAAACTTCAATATCCCACAAAACCCTGTTACTTCTTACTTTAGTGAGATTGAATGTAGAACAAAGCCATTTAATGAAGATATCTTCTATGGAGCGCCTATATTTTTAGGGCTTGATATGGCTTATACAAGAAATCCTAGTAATGACCTTACTTGTTTGAAAATGCTTATGGTCAATCCTTTTACTGGAGAAGAATATAGCAAAGATTTTTACTTTTTACCTAGATGGTATGAAGAAGAAACCAAAAACAAGGATGAGATTGAAATTATTAAAAAAGATATGCTTATCGAAAAGTCAAAAGTTGATACAAACATCCTTTATAACAAAAGACAAAAAAAATATGGCTATGAAATGTACGCTAAAAGAGGTGATTTAGTTGTTTTAGATGAAGACTTAAGGCAAGAAATGAGCAAATGTTTTGGTCAAGAAGTATTTTTTGATATGACAGGCATAACAGAAGATTTTATACTTTTATTCATTACCTATTTGGAAAAAAAGTACAAATGGATATTGTGTAAGTTTGGTTTAGACCCAAACAAGGCTTCTAAAATTAGTTCAGTTAGTGAAAGGGCAATACGTTCACTTGATACTAAAAATCCTGTTATTCAATTTAGAATGGAAAATAAAAAGATAAGTAACCCTATTATCGTAGCTACAAAGGATATAAGAAGTCAAAGAAAGGTTTATAACAATAACCGTTTGACCGAGTTACATTTTGCAAATGCACAAGCAAAGGAAGACCAATTTGGAAGTATTACCTTTGTAAATCCTAAATATGCTAGAAAAGATGGGGTTATAGCGGAACTATCTGCAAGAAGTGCTTACAATGTCTTTACAACTAACAAAGACACAGGAGAAGCAAACACAGAGTTTCTTAAGAATTGGTGGAAAGCAAATGAGGTGAGAATTAATGGGTTACTCGAAAGAACTTAAACCTTATCAAAAAGCAGTCTATAAATGCCCCAACTGGAAAGGTGTTAGGGAGCAAGTAATTGCTAGAGATAAGGGTATATGTTATTTTTGTGGAAAACTTGTCACAAGAAGACAAACAATCCACCACAAGAAGGAAATAAACGAAGAGAATTTTAGCGACTTTAATGTCGCTTTTAATTTAGACAATTTAGTTTTATGTCATGCTGATTGCCATGATATGCACCACCGTAGGTTTGGTTATAAAAGCTCAATTGTAAATGATGATTTAAGTATTGATTATAAGAAAAGAGAGTAAGGATGAGATTTAATGTACCATTAACAAATTACACGGTGAATATCACAAAAAGGGGCTTTAATTTTGTCAAAAATGGTCAATTAGTTAGTTTTACAGATTGGTTAGGTAATGCGAAATTTGTTACAAGTACACCAATTATGGAAGAAATATATTCAACCATTGCCAACGAGTTTGCAAAACTAGATTTAGGACACGTTGTTTTTAAAGATGGTAAATACAGAAAATTAGATGATGACCTAGATTATATCGTTAGGGAAAGACCTAACCAATTTATGACAGCGTTTGATTTTAAATTTATTATGATTTATCAACTTTTAAAATATGGCAATGCGATAGCCTTTATTAACCGTGACAAAAAAGGAAATGTGATTAGTATTGACCCTGTTGATGTTTTAGATTTTGAATTTGGTTCAGGCTTTCAAATAGCTGATGACTTAATAGTTTATAAATACAAAGACAAGAAAACAAAGAATATTTTGTTAGTCGATTATAGAAATCTAATACATTTAAGGCTAAACCCCAACAATATTTTCAATGGTGATTTATTTACAGGAATTAGCAACAACAAGGTTATTACCGACTTAATTGATAACTCATTAGCTAGTGCTATTAGAGAGTTAGAAGATAACGGAACTGTTAGAGGTGTTATCTCAATAGGTAAATCAGGGTTCTATGGTTCAGGCTTTGTCAATGCTACATTAGCAGGCAAAGATGAAAAGATGAGCAAGCAACAAGAAATCATTGAACGTATCAAGTCTACAAAGGGCGGAATTTTGGTATTGGACGCAGGAGAAGAATGGCAATCATTATCAAGCCCATTTTCAACTACTTCAAGTGAAGAAATAGACCGTTATATTGATATGCTTTTACAGTTCAACGGTATTTCTAAAAAGGTTGTGAATGGTGAAGCGACAACCGAGCAAATGGAAGTGTTTTTTAATAAAACAATCGTGCCACGAATTGAGCAGTTTATAAGTGAAATCAATTACAAGGTTTTTACAAAAACAGCACGTTCACAAGGTCATAGGATTGAATATTATCGTAACCCATTTGAGTATTTGCCAATTGATAAGGCTATTGATGTCGCTTATAAGAGTATTCAAGATTTAACTACAAATGAGCGCAGAAGATGGATTTACAAGGCACCGCCTATTAAGGGTGGGGATGTACTTTTCTCTAATAAAAACTTTATGCCTATAAGTGAGTTAGGAAAGGAAAACAATGAATAACATTACAAGAATTTTTGATGTTGAATTAAGAGCAAAACAAGGAGACAGCCGAGAAGTCGAAGGCTATGCGGTAGTGTTTAATGCTAGCACTGATTTAGGTTATTTTACAGAAGAAATCGATAAACACGCTTTTGACAATTGCGATATGTCTGATGTTTACCTTTTATTCAACCATGATGAAAATCAAATTTTAGCTGGAACTGCAAATAATAGCTTGCAGTTGAAGATAGACGAAAGGGGCTTATTTCAGACTTCACAAATCATTGATACAAGCATTGGCGAAGATATTTTTAAATTAGTAAAAAATGGGCTAATAAAGAAAATGTCATTTGGCTTTAGCATTGACAAAGATGGTGGCGAAGAATGGATAAGTCACGAAGACAAAGACCATAGAATTATCAAAAAAATTAACAAGCTTTATGATGTTTCGCTTGTTACTTATCCAGCGTATGAGCAAACATCAGCGTATGCCCGTTGCCAAAGTGATGAAATGGCAAACGAGTATTTAAGAAGAAAAGAACAAAGTAAAAAAATGGAGGAATTAATCAATGGAAAAAATCTTAAATAGTGCAATGGCTATTGCCGAGATTGAAAAGCTTACTACTAGAAAAAGTGAAATCGCTAAAACAGTAGAAGAAAAAAGAAGTGCATTTGAAACTGCTGATGTTGAAACTAGAGACGCTTTAGTTAAGGAAGTTGAAAATCTAGTAAACGAAGGCAATTCAATTGATGAACAAATTACACAATTAGAAGAATTAAGAGCAAAATATGAGGAGCAAGAAAGAGCAATGGGAGCAGTCGGAAATCTAACAGATAAGAATATTCAAATTAGAAAAGAAGCTAGAAAACAAGATGAAAACCCACTAGCAAGTAAGGAATACAACAAGGTATATGCCGACTACTTAAGAAGTGGTAATAAAGACAATTTAAACGTTTATTTAAGAACTGCAAATCTAGCTACTACAACAGACAATGTACCTATTCCAACAATTATGCAAGGCTTTGTAGAAACTGCATGGGAAAAGTATGGTAAGTTCTCAAGAATTGTAAGAGAAACATTTATTAAGGGTATTATCAATGTGCCTGTTGAAAAATCAGCTGATGACGCAGTATGGCATGATGAAAACACAGCAGAACCAACTCAAGAAACTATTACATTAGATTCAATCATGTTAAAGCCTAAAATGATTAAAAAGTGGATTGCACTTACTGATGAATTAATGGCAATGGCACCAGAGGAATTTTTGCAATATGTAGCTGATGAGCTTGTTTATAAGGTTGTATTAGCACTTGACCATGCAATTATTTCAAGAACTGATGTAGGTGGTAACGGTGTTATCGGTATTGTTGGTAACGCAAATACTGCAACAGTAACAAAGGCTTTAAGCTTTAATGTAGTTAACGAAGCAATTGTCGAGATTGAAAGTGAAAACAACTTACTTGTTGCTATGAACAAGAAGACTTTCTTTCAAAACTTCATGGGCTTAACCGATACTACTGGTAGACCAATTTATCAAATTATCGGTGAAAATACTGAAAAGGCTAGATATTTCTTAAATGGTATCCCTGTTGAATTTACAAACGCTATTCAAGCATATGACACAGTTGAAAACGGCGGTGTATATGCGGTAGTTGGTGACTTTGCAAGAGGTTATCGTTTGAATTACCCTAACGGTAGAGAAGTTTCAACATTAATCGACCCTTATACTGGTGCTACTGAAGATGTCGTTAAGATGCTAGGCAAGTTATTTGTGGCTGGTAATGTTGTTAAGTTAAAGCACTTTGTACAATTAAAGAAGCCTACTGAATAAGGAGCTTTCTTATGAAAAAGTGTGAAGTTTTAAAGGATTGCGCCCTTGCCATTGGTAAGGGTTCAATCGTTTTTGTTAGTGATGTGCAATATAACATTGCTAGTGAACTTTTAAAGCCTATTACAGAAGAAGTTAACGAAGAACCAATTGAAGAGGTAATCGAAGAACCAATTGAAGAGGTTAATGAAAAGCCAGTTAAGGAAGAAAAAAAGAATAAAAAGAAATAAAGGGGGTAGGTTATGGCAATTGCCACAATAGAACAAATTAGAGATGATATCAAAAAAGTACTACCCATTGCCGATACGGATGTCTATGATGAAGAACTATTGATTTTAACATCAGGCGCTATTCATAAATTAGAAAAAGAGGGTGTGCCTAACTCATTTGATTATGGTACACCCCCTTATCATGATTATCTATGTTGTTTAAGATATCAAGTCGCTTCTGATATGGATTTGGATATTGATGTAGAAAGGTTGCGTATTCAATATCTAGCCCGTGTTAACACTTTAAGATGTACATTAAATCGATAGCCGACCTTATCTATACTAGTCAAAGCAAAACTGAAAATGGTTCACCCGTTGAGCTTGAAATTGTCAAAGAAAAAGTCAAAGTAAACGAAACTGAAACATTTAGTAGTCGTTATTATGATGATGAACAGCGTTTAATGCGACTTTCAAGAAATCTAATAGTACCAACCTATTATGTCAAAGATATTCAAGAGAACGGTTTAAATTACGAATTAAGCTATGTCAACTATGAGGGAAAAAAATACAAAGTAAGAAATATATTAAAAGTCAAGCATACACGATTAAATATGTTGCTTGATATACAGGAGTTAAGATGAAAAGAAGTTTTACTCAAAAAGAATTATATGAATTACTTTGCACTAACCCCCTTAATGTTGATGTACACATTGGTGATTTAGATGATATGCAAGGAAAAGATTATATTTTCCTTGATTTTATTAATGATGTAGCTATTGGCTATGATGATAACGGAGACTATCAAACAATTATTCAAATATCTGTTGCAACCAAAGATTTTGAAAAAAGGATAACTCTAACGGAGTTTATTAAAAAATATTTCTTTGCTCCAGCCACATATTCAAAAGATAGTGAAAGTGAATACTATATAGCTCAATTTACTTTAGGAGTGTTTATACACAAATGAAGTATGTAGATATTGAGAAATTTGATAGGTTAGATATTAAACTAGACTACAAAGATATTGTTAGGTCATATGCAAAGAAAGCTCAAGACAAGTTAAAAGCCAATTCGCCTGATGATAAAAGAATACAAGACCGCAAGAACGGTAAGTACAAAGATACATGGGCTATTCAAGAAAAAGATGGCAAATCATACTTTGAATGCAAGGTATGGAATGCTACAAATTGGCAATTAACACATTTATTAGAAAACGGTCATGTCATTGTTAACAAAAAAAATGGTGTTGGTTGGGCTAGCGCTAAACCACATATTAAACCTACTTATGATAGTTTAAAACCAAAATTTGTAACAGCAATGACAACTGAAACAGAAATTAAAATCAAATAGAAAGGATTTAAAGATGGGAAGAATTATCCACGGTAATCAAAGTTTTGGTTATGCGCCTATTGTTACGGGTGAAAGTGATAGCCCTAAATTTGGTACACCAGTAATGCTTGCTGGTATGGTCAGCTCAACAATCGAAGTTGAACAAGACACAACATCAATTTATGCTGATAACGAGGTATATTGCAAGGTTAAGGGTGCTAAAGTTAGAACCGCTGAAGTTGCTTTTAGATATATCTCAAAAGAATATGCCGAGTTTTTAGGTTTTAAACTTAATCAAAACGGTATGCTTACAGATACAGGCGACTTTGCAAATCACTGTTTCTTTTTTGAGACAGTTGAAGAAGATTGCACAACTGGAACTGAAACTAGAACATTACATTACTTATACAATGTTAAGGGTGCAGAACCTACAAAGGAAACAAGCACTGATGAAGAAGAAGTTGAAGCAATGGAATTATCAGTTGAGTATACAGCTAGTGAAAGTGATTTTGTAGTTGATGATAATGGCAAGAAATGTCAATATGGCTACATTACAAGAACCGAACAAAACGCTACTGTTTACGATACATTTAAACAAAAGGTATTATTACCAACAACAGCAATTAGTTAAAAAAGAAAGGGTGGGGCAATATAAGGTTGCCCCTTATTTTTGAAATGAAAATAATTAAACATACATTTACTGTTCCAAGTTTACAAGTTGTTAATGGGGAACTTAAAGAAGTTGGCTCAAAAACAGAAACTTGTACTTTTACATTATTAAGCAAAGGCATTGGGCTATATGAAGAATTGGCGGATGAGCCTTTAATGGCTTCTTTATTAAAGTTTAATAAAGACAGTGAACAAGATAGCGTTGGACAATTGCTTGATAAGAATTTTATTAAAAACCTAGCTTGTGCTTCTTATGTGAAAATCGAAGGTAACGCATTTCACAATAATAGAAAAACTTGTGAGGAATTTAAGAAGAAACAATTTTATGAAAAAATCAATGAAGATTTAGACTTTATAGGTGAGCTAATTGAAATGGCTTCTGATTGCATTAACGACAAAAAGATTGCAAACAAAGCCAAAAATTCAAAAAAAAAGAGATAGTTAGCTACCCTAAAATGTGTGCGTTGCTAGTAGCTTCTAAAATACCGCTAGAATGGGCGGATAATCAATATTGGTGTACATTGAGCCAAGTTGTTAGTGAACTTGTTAAATACACTACCCCAAAAAAGAAGGAAAAAGTAAGCGCTAGTGAAATGCAAAACTTCATTCAATAAAGGAGAATTATAATGGCTAATTCAGAAACAGGCATTACGATTAATTTTAGGGGCAATACAGCCGAGTTTGCGAGTGATGTTGATGGTATTAATAAAGCTTTAAAACTATTGAGTAAGGATATCAAAGCGCTTAATAAAGAGCTTAAGCTAGACCCTACAAATGTAGAAACATTAAATAATAAGTTTGATGAGCTTAAACAGAAACAAGAATTATTAACAAAACAAGCTAAAAACTATAGAGAAGCTATAGAAAACATGGGTACTATTGCTAACAATGAAGACCTTAATAAATTAGCCGACTTTCAAGGCAAATTAGCTGATGTTGAGGTTCAATTAAGAAAAGTCAATGAGGAAATGAACCTTGTCAATGTTGAAAGCATTAAAAACTTTTCATATAACCTAGATAAAGCTTGCAAGGTGCTTGATAATGTAGGTAATGCTCTTGATAGAGTAGGCAAAGCCTTATTACCTTTAAGTACTGCAAGTGGTTTGGCTTTAGGAACGGGCATTAAATATAATCTTGAATTAGAAAAAACTCAAGTAGCATTAGAGAGAATTTTAGGCACTCAAGAAGAAGCTAATAAAGTCATGCAAGAGTTTATTAGCTTTAGTGATAAAACACCATTTAGCCCTAAAGAAATAACTCGTTGGGCGCAAATGATGATGGCTGGTGGTGCAAGTGTTGAAGAAGCAAGAAAAACCATTGAAGCATTAGGCAATGCAGTATCAGCCACAGGCGGTGGCACTGATGAAATGAATAGAATGATACAAAACCTTCTACAATTTAGAGGTGCTTCACCAGAACAAAGAGACTTAAAGCAATTCCAATATGCTTATATCGATATATACGGTGCTTTGAGCGACTATATGGGTGAAAACGCAAGATTATTAAAGTCTAGTGAAATATCTTATGAGGATGTTATAGGAGCTTTAATTAAGGCTAGTGAAGAGGGCGGAAGATATGCAAATGGTATGGCTAGTGCCAGTGAAACAACCGCCGTTAAAATGGAGAAATTGCGCTATCAATTACAACAATTGGCTGGAGATTTAGCGGAAAGCTTAATGCCTACAGTTCAAGCAATGGTTGATAAGTTAAAAGAATTGATTGATAGATTTAAAGCATTAGACCCACAAACAAAGGAAATGATAACTAAAGCCTTATTACTTACTACAGCATTAGCGCCTACTGTACTACTGTTATCCAAGCTCATATTAGGATTTAGTGGGTTAGGCAAGGCATTTAATGCAATTATAAAAAATAAAGATATTTTAATGTTTCTAGCAAATCTAACAACAAAATTTAAAGATTTAAGTACTCTAGTGTCTACCAAGTCAGCAGGCTCAAAACTATTAAGCTTTATTCCAAAATTAATATCTCTAACGGGTGGTTTGTTGCCCGTTATTGCGTTGGTTATTGGTGCATTGGTTTTGATGTATAAAAAGAGTGAAGCATTTAGATTTGCAATCAATAATCTTGTTAACGCAATAATGAATATATTAAAGCCTGTTTTCAATGTATTAGTAGGAATTATTAATAATATTGTCGTGCCAGCGTTTAAATGGCTATGGGATATCGTTGGCAAAGTGGCTAGTGTTTTAGGTAGTGTATTAGCACCTTTTATTGATTTGGTAACACTTGCTATTGGACTTTTGAACATAACTATCAATACGTGTATTGAGGTTTTTAAAGCCTTATGGGAAAAGATATCAGAAACCACAGCGTTTCAAGCGTTAATGATAACATTTAAAGACATTGGGGAAGCAATCAATTCGGTAATTGAAAAGGTTAAAGCATTATTTGGCTGGTTTGGTAATTTAATCGATAGAGCAAAAGAGTTTTTAGGCTTGAATGACAAGATAAGCACTCATGATTACAACGGTGTAACACATGGCGGAGGTGGTGGTCATGCGTGGAGCGGTGGCTTTGACAAGTACAATAGTGGTGGCTTTGCAGTTAATACAACAATCAATGTTAATAACAATGGTTCACAAATTACTCGTAGTGAAGTCAACAGATGGGCTGATGTAATGGTTGATAGAGTGAATGAAAGATTAGGAAGGTTGGTGTAGTATGCTAACAAGAGGAACAACACCCACTATTATTTTCACTTTGCATGATGATAATGATGTACCAGTTGATTTATCAAAGTATGAAGTTTTAATTGTAACAATTGAAGATAGTAGAAAAGGGCAAATCGATATAGATAAAGAGAGAATTAAGTTTAATGATGATTTTTCTTTTGAAACAACCTTAACGCAAGAGGAAACATTAAGATTGGTTAGTGGAAGAATTAAGGTTCAATTAAGAGCAAAAATTGATGAGAACGCTATTGCAAGTTGTGAGCAATATTGCACATTAGCGGATATTATTAAACAAGGCGAAATATGATTTTACATATTCAAACAAAAAATCAATTTACCTTAACTTTAAGAGAAGAAAAAGAATTATTTAAACTTAAACTTGATTTAGCTTATAAAGATATACACGAACATTATAAAGGAGAGTATATTATCAACCCTAAAATAGTTTCTCAAAAAAATGGAAACAAAAAATAAGATTATGGATGATGATGTTACAATCAATGAAATTTATTATAACGAAACTGAAAATTTAAGTGGCGGAATGACCGCACAAATAGGAGAAATATAATGGCGGGAAAACATGTAAGTAAAGTAATTTATGGCGGTAAAACTTTAATTGACTTAACAGCAGATACTGTCGCACAAGACCAAGTTCAAAAAGGAATTACATTCCATGACAAATCAGGTGCTACTTTAGTAGGTACTTCAACTAAAGATAGTGATACAAAGGACGCTACAGGAAAAGCAGGGGAGATTTTATTAGGTAAAACCGCTTATGTAAATGGTGCTAAAGTTACTGGTACTATGGCTAATAATGGAACACAAGACAGTACAATCACAACTAAAGCCCAAGTGGTAACAATTAAAAATGGTTTCCATGATGGAAGCGGTACTGTTCAAATTGACCCTACAGAACAAGCAAAGATTATTGGCGATAATATCCTTGAAGGTATCACCATTTTAGGTGTTCAAGGTACAAGAAAGCCAGCTAGCGGTGTTAAGATTGAGCCTAGTAAAACCGTAACACCTTATACAACAGCTCAAACGGTGCAACCGTCTAGTCAATATGATGTTATGTCAGAGGTTGTTGTAAATGCGATTGCATATTCTGAAGTTGAAAATAGCGCAGGCGGTTTGACAGTGACAATTGGTACGGTAGCACCAGCATAAAGAAAGGGGAGCTTAAATGGTTAGGCAATTTTATTTAGAAAATAGTTTAGGTAAAAGATATGAATTAACCAATAAAAATTTTAAACAATTTTTAAATGAACCCAACGGGTTAGGCTTTGTGAAGAATTTAACTGTTTTAAGATTGGGCAATGATGAGCTTATCACGGATGAGCAATTTTCAATGCCAAGTATTAGCGGTACAATTCTTTTTTATGATGATGTAGAAAAAGCATATCAAAATTATCTTGAGTTTGTTAATTTTATTAGATATACCCCAATTAAACTATATTATCTACCGCCTAACCTATTATTCCCTTATTATATTGAATGCAGTATTACACAAGTAGATAAAAGTGAATATACAAAAGATGGTTATTTGTCATGCCCTATAACATTTTATGGTTATACCTTATGGCAAAATTCACAAGAAAGTAGTTTGATTGTTAATAATAACGAAAATACAGATGGCAAGCATTATGAATTAATAAGACCTTACCATTATGCAGGAAATTCCTTAAGTTCAATCATAATCAACAACACAGGTGATGTGCCTGTTGGTTTTGTGTTTGAAGTTGTAGGCAGTGTTACAAATCCACGCTTGATAGCTACACAAAATGGGGTGGCTTATGGACAATTAAAACTAAACGGTACTTTTGATTATGTGAGAGTAGACAGCAACGATTTAACCGAGAGTATTTATCTTGAGAATAACGGAGCAATTATTACAAATCCTTTAAGTTATCAAGATTTAAGTATAGCTGATGGAATATCTACTCTTACTTTCTTTAAATTGAAAGTCGGTGAAAATAGACTATCTTTTTCATGTGACAAAATATCTTCTTTTGAAGGTAATGTTAACTTTAAATGGAAAGATAAGAAGGTATCAGTATAATGTGGCGAGGATATGTTAAAGACCAATTAAATTTGGAGAGTGTGCCAAAGGCTTTTTTGAAGATTAAAAGTTTTAACATTAGTGAAGATTTACTTACAAGTGCTACTTCTAGTTTAGAATGTGTAGAAGTAAGTGATAATATTTCAAATGGTGATGTTTTAATCGTTGCAGATGAAAAGGGCATTACAAAGTATTTAGGTGTTATCAATTCGATTGATGAGAATACCATTAATACAACACAAATTCAATCTATCTATAAAGGTAATTGGTTATATGACTTACCTAACATTATAGGTGTTGGTGATGATAAATCGTGGCATTGGGATAGATACGATTATTTAATTGACCCAACTAAAGATTATAAGCATTGGAATAATAGCGACTTGCCAAAGCTTGAAGCACTTGAAAACCTACAAATTAGAGAAAGTAGAACTCTTTTAGATAGTTCTACTTCTTTAGTTATGAATTTAGCTGAAAAGTACACAGCGTGCGCTACTACTTATGTTTATAGTGAAACAAGAAAGAATATCACAATGGTATTTTCATGTGACAACGGTGGTATTTTATATGTAAATGGTGCTGATGTTGGCTCATATGTTTATTATGACAGTTCTACTCAAGCTCAAAGAGTACCTATTGAATGCCCTGTTACAATTCGTAAGGGGTGGAACAAGGTTCAAGTTGTTTATAGCAAAGAGACTGGAAATGATGGCTGGTTAGTTACTATAAATGGTTTCCATTTAAACGAATACTTTACAGAACAAACAAGTAAATATACTTCAAATGTTACTTCATTAGAAGATACTTTTGCACAAGCCTTAAGATTATATGCAAATGGCAAAATGCGAGACAGCAATTACACTGATGACTTAATCAAACAAAGATTATCTTCAATTGAAATAAAAACATCTTCTCAAACACAGGGAGCTTTTTTAACTCAAGAAGATACTTATGTATGTGATATGGAAGAGTTTATCTATTCTTTGTATAGTCGTTATCAAATCCAATTAACATTTGATATTCCTTATCAAGGCAAGTGTACTTGCACTGTTGGAAAATCCAACATTGGAGAAATCAAGATAGGCAATAACACAAACGCTATAGTCGATATATCACCTATTACAGAAGTTGAAGAAACAAATAGATTAATTATCTACAATAAGGATGGAACTTATAGAACTACTTATGTCACTAAAGCTGATGGAAGTAGGGAAAAAGAACCTATAGGCACTGCAAATAGGTTTGGAGTTGTTAAAACTGCAATTGTGTTTAGTGATGACGACGACGAGACTTTACAATGGGGATATTTACCTAAAATGTACAATCATAAGTTAACTTTTATACTTAAAATGTTTGCTAATAGCTTATATAAGTATGATGATTTTAAATTAGGTATGCCATTAGCAATATGGAAAGATACCGACTACTTTTCTACTATCCTTACAGGAAGGCAAATGACAAAGGATGAAAATACACCTATTAATGAAGTTAGTTATACTTGTGGAACGGTTAGAACAAAGTTGACCGAAAAGCTATTAATCAAATATGGGGTGCAAAATGTTAGATAAGAATAAATGGTCACAATTTGGAAAAGATGGGCTAGAGCCTACTTGTATCACGATACACAATACAGGCAATTATGATATGACAGCAAGGGAGTTATTTGATTATTTAAACAATGAATGTTTAACTTCTCAAGGTTGTCATTTTTTAGTTGATGATAAGGAAATAATCGAGGTTATGCCTATTTCGTGGAAAGTATACCATACAGGCAAGGGCGAAGATTATGCTTTTAACAATTCAATTGCTATAGAAATTTGTTCAAGTCTTGATGATGAGTTGTATCTCAAAGGGCAAGAAAAAGCAATTAGGTTAATTAAAAGTTATATGGATAAATTCAATATCCCAAAAGAAGAAATATATTTCCATATTGACTTTAACCCCACCACATATTGCCCTTGCAATATTTTAGATTTATACAAAACAAAAGAGAATTTTTTAAATAAATTCTTTTAGAAAGGAATAATATGATAAGGACTTTAAAAGATACGGGCGCTGAATATCCTATTTCTTCAAATGTTGATGGTGCGGTTTATTCGGTTGCTACTCAAGATTGTGTTATTGGTAATATGGGTGATGAGTTCGCAATAACCACAAGTATAAATTCGTTAAACCTAACATTTAAAAAAGGATGTATTGCAGTACTATGTGGTAATGCTTTTTGGTTGACTGATGATGTTGAAGTTACACTACCAGCAAATAGCACAATTTTTTTATGCTTAAGAATTGATACTTCAAAGCCTAACGGTCAAAAAGGTAGTTTTGAATGTTTAACTGAAGCTGGTATAAAAAAAGATAACATTAACAATGAAGGTATTAGAGATTTAGTAATTTATAAAATTACAACATCATCTAATGGAGTTACTGCTAGTGAAGATAAAAGAGTTATTATGAACTCTGGTTCGTATGCAACAAAAGATTATGTTGATAATGCAATTGGAAATGCTATTAAGGGTAATTACTAATGGAAAAAAACAAAATAATTTATGGTGGCAAGGTTCTATTAGATTTAACTAACGATACTGTTTCATCTGACACATTAGGTTATGGAATAACCGCACATGATAAAAGCGGACGAATTATCACAGGAAATTTAGTACCAGTATTAAATCAACCGCCATTTTTAGCAACCAATAGCGGTAAAATAATCAAATTTTCTAACACAGCATTTATACAAGTGAAAGGAGCTTAATTATGGCAACAACTCAAACAAGTGTTAATGATTTACCAGAAAAGACAACGGTAACAAGCAACGATTACATTATTGTTGATAATGGAACAACTACATACAAAGCAAAACTATCAACAGTAATTGATACGGTGATTAGTGGAGCAATTAATGCTTCATATTAGGAGGAATTATGGCATATACAACTTTAAATAGTTTATTGACAGCTATAGCCGATGCTATAAGGTCAAAAAAAGGAACAACAGCACAAATCAATGCTCAAAATTTCCCCAGTGAGATAGCAAGCATTTCTACTTCATCAACAATAGTAGAAAAATTCTATAAAACTGTTCCTGAGACAAGCGCTGGGCAATATGCAACAGTAACAATATCAGAAGATTATGATGTTGTAATAGTTAATATGAATTATGAAGATGGCTATGATGATAGCGGAGCAAATTACAACAGTAAAAGTAATTTTTATGGTTTTGCTTATTATTCACAACTTTGTCGTTTCTATATATATTATGGTGTCAAAGCTAATTCGGTTTTTAAAGATAAGTGTGTCGCTGGTCAAAATGCTGGTATATCAGTATTGGCATTTAATGTTGAATAGAAAGGAAAAACAAAAATGAAATTGAACGATAAAACTTACGATATTTTATGTTGGATTGGCAGAATTGTGATGCCAAGTTTAGCGGTGCTTTATACAACATTAGGAGATATTTGGGGTTTACCTTATACTAGTGAAATCCCAGCTACTATTATGGGGTTAGATGTCTTCTTAAATGCTTTATTAGGCATTAGTGCTAATACTTACTACAAAGAAAAAGCAAATCAAAATACAGAAGTTTAGGGGTTAGAAATAACCCCTTTAATTTGGTCAAAATTCTTAAAATGACTAAATTGAATTGAAAATGACTAAATTGAAAGGAGTTAATATGCAAAAAGCAATATTACCTTTAAGATACATAGGAATAAGTCAGCCAATGAATGGCAAGACCTCACATATAGGGCTTAAAGCCATAGATTTTGGCTGGAACTCAAATTACTATGAACAATCAACAGTATTATTAGCGCCCTTTGATGGCAAAGTTGTATGGAAAAAAGGCTCAAGCAATACAATAGCTTTTCAATCTAATGAAAAAGTTGAATATGCTGATGGCACAGTTGATTATATGACTGTTATTACTGCACATGATAATAACGCACCTAGTGTCGGTAAAACATTTAAGCAAGGTGAAATTTATTCTCATAGTGGAACTGCAGGCGGTGTGCCTTTGCATTGCCATTTAGAAGTACAAAAAGGCAAGTTTCAATCTTATACAAGTATCAAAAACACAAGCTATGATGGAAGATATAACAGTTATATTTTTCCTAACACTTATATCCCATATGAAGCTTTGTTTATAAGAAATGATGAACTATTTACTGCTAATAAGGCTAATAACCCTTATACATGGAAGAAGGTAGGAGAGATGAGTAATTTAATTAAAATTGAAAAAGACCCCAACTATGACTACAAGTGGTCAGTTGATGGCAACCGTTATGGTGATAAGTACGATATCACAACACAAAATGGTTTTGGCGATACAAAACTTGAAAAAGAAGGTTGGGAGCTTGTTTTAAAAACTAATGCTTCATTATTCTATGGTTGGAATGACAACGGCATAATCAAACACTTTGCGTGCGGTTTAGAGAAATCCCGTGGAGTTAACAATCAAGAGTTAGAAATGGACTGCGTAAAAGACTACAACTCATGTATGGCTATTGCATGTGTTGGTGGTGAATTATATTTTGCTAGTCAAGAGTGGATAATCAATAATAAGTTAGAAGAATGTTACGGAGCAGTAACAGGATTAGGCTTAATATTAGGTGGTAAAGCACGAAATGATATGCACAAAGGTTTTGATGGTCAATTTAATCAATTGGCTGGTAGAACAATTATCGGTGAAGATAAAGATGGCAATATTATGTCTTATTCAATCAAAGGTGATGATAATAAAGGTGGTTTAACAGGCAAACAAGCTCAAGAAAAGTGCCTTGAATTAGGTTTCTACAATGCAATTATGTTAGATGGTGGTAGTAGTGTATTTAGGCAATATGAAGGAAAGTATGATATTTCCACAGGTAGAAAAGTTAAAAACGCACTATTGCTTTACCGTAAAAAGAAAACACAAAAACCACAAGAACCAACAGAACCAACTATTGACTATAAAACAAAGTACGAAGAACTCGAAAAAGCTTATAATGACTTAAACAGTGATTATAAGGCGCTAGAGAGCGACTACAAGGCTTTAAGCGTGGAGAACATAGAATTAACCAAGAAATTAAAAAAGCTCTCCACGGAGCTAGAATTGGTCAAAAACGATAATGCGCTTTTAAGTGACAAATTAAAGAAGATTAAGGAGATTGTTAATTAATGCAATTATTCATCACTTTCCTAACTTCAGTGTGCGTGCCTATTATTGTGGCTTTGATATCGAGTGGCACTTCTGCAAATAAACTTTCAAAAAAAATCAGAGTTGATGAACTATTAGAAGAATTTAATAAACTTAATTATAAAGTCGATTGTAATAAAGCTGATAATTGTAGAGCAAGGATATTACGATTTAATGGGGAAATCAAAAGAGGTGTACATCATGATGAAGAAGAATTTAATGATGTAATCAATTCAATTGATAATTACGAAGACTTTTGTAAAGACCACGAAAAATACTCAAATAACAAAGCAGTATTGGCAATCGAGAACATCAAAAATGTTTATAAGAAAGCATATAGTAAGAATGATTTTTAAAGGGGGATTTATTCCCCCTGTTTTTTAATGTCTTCTCTAATTAAATTCAAGATATAACTTGATACTGATTTTTGTTTGTTTAGGTGTTCTATTACATCTACATCACTTTTTGGTATTAATGCAGTAACACGCTTATAAGTCTTTTTCATGAAATCAGCGTTATATTTTGCAAAATCGAAGTAATCATCTTTATTAGTCATAATTTATCTTCCTACTTTATAACCATTAAACAATAAGTTAATATCTATTCTTTCTGTTTTTGGTTTTTGATAATTATCTTTATTTTCTTTAACCCAATCCATCATTGCTTTCTTTGTTTTAAATGTCTTTATATAGTCTTTATCTTTATCATATAAATCATACGTTGTGTGCTCTCTCTTTATAAGAGTATTCTTTTTGTAATACCAATCTTTTCTTAACTTTTCTAGTTTCATTTTATTTTCACCCAATAATTGCCTACTGTTTTATAGCCACAATTCCAAGTATCATACAATACACCATCAACGCAAGCTACCAAGTGGTGCGCTAATCTTAATACATAAGTACCTTGTTTATGGTTTTTTGCGAACTCATCAGCAGTATACTTTTTACCACTAGCTTTTTTAGGCTGTTTCATTTTTGTAAAGTCTTCATTATTTAAGTATGTTTCATAAGCCAAATCGCAATTAGGAACATCACCTAGTTCTTTTCCTGTATTGCATAGATTATCATATGTTTCATACCAATCTTTATTAGTAGCTTTTGAAATTGCCCTTATAACACAATCATCAGTGAGATTGTGTTTAGGGTTAGCGTTATACCATTTAAAGGTATTAGTATCTGGAAATTTCTTTTTTCTGTTTATTTCTTTAAGTGTTAGCATTTGTTTATTTTCCTTTTCCTTTTTATTTTTTTAATTGTTCAACTATTTTGTCAAAATCTTTATTATTTGTAGTGTGTTCATAGATATGTCTTAAGACTTCAAAGTTCTTGCCATTATCTCTAATCTCACATTCCAACAAGTCTTTGTTTACTTTAACTTCGTCAATTAGATAATTTATTATTCTATCTAATAGTTTTTGTTCTCGCAAATATTCCCGTTTAAGAAAATGTAAATAATCTTCATCACGTTCAAGCATTTTGGTTACCTCCTTCCTATTACACTTATTATTATAATGATTATTATAATAATGTCAAGTCTTTTGAATAAATTTGTGTTAAAATAAGGTCATTTATAAGGTCACAAGATTTTAAAAGTAAAGAAAAAGCCCATAAATAGGGCATTTTAGATACTATGGTGCCGACACAACAGATTGAAGAGAATGCAATATTTCGTTCTATAATGTGTTAAATCATCCCATTTTATCGCATTTTGTAACATTTCATTTTATTTCGTTTTGAAAATTTAAGGTCACAAATAAGGTCACGGATATGTTAAAATAAATATGGTTAAAATTCATTTATATACCTCCCTTCTTGAACACGCACTATTGCGTGTTTTTGATTTTATCTATCATATCAATAACTGTTTTTCCTTCATCATCCAGTACATGAATATAATTTTCAATTGTAGTCGATATAGAGCTATGCCCTAGCCTTTTTGATACCGTGGCTATATCAACACCCTTTGAGAGCAATAAAGACCCGTGAGAATGCCTTAAACTGTGTATAGTGATGTTTTTATTAATATTGGCTTGCTTCAAGCAGTTCTTTAAATGTCTTCTTAATGTTTCATTGCTTAAAGGAGTATCATCACCAAACAAATATACACCTTGCCTTTGAGCCAATGGAACTAACAAATTATAAGTATCATCATCAAGAGCGACTTTCTTTATAAGGCTAGAAGTTTTAGTGCCGACTTTAACAGAGCTTTCAGTTAACCTCATAGTACGCTTTATTACTAACATATGGTCGTTCAAGTCTTCTTTATACAAAGCCCTTAATTCACCTCTTCTACATCCCGTCCAATATGCAGTATAAAAGAACGCATATATAATAGGGTTCTTCTCAAATTCAATCATCTTATTAAACTCTTCTAATGTGATAACTTCTTTCTCTTGTTTCTCGTTTGGGTATAGTTTTATCACTGTTGAGATATTTTTGATGTCATAAACCTCATAAGCATAGTTGTAGACCGCTTTAACGTGTCCTAGTATGCGATTTTTAGTTGTGGGGTGTAAATACTCGTTTTTTTGAAATTCGTTTCTAAAATAGGTTAAATTAGCTTTGGTGATGTTTTCTAGTTTCTTATCTTTGAAAGGAATAAATCGCTCCATATAAGATAAACGATTATTTTTTTCTTCTTGTGAGCAACTTAAACCCTCCAACCACTCTTTAAACATATCCTTAAAGGTGATAGGTGACTTTACCTTTGATACCTCTAACTCAAATCTTTTTGCACTAGCTTTATCAAGGAAACCCCTTTTGGTGGTTGATACCAACTTGCCTGCGTTATTCTTCTGATAGTACTTAACATAATAAGTACCTCTTTTCTTATCTTTGCAAATCATTTTTTATACACATACTTTCTTACTTCTTTTAAAATCTCATTAACATCAACATTGTAGATATCGCAAAGTTTGAATAAAACATTAATATCCATACCTCTATTACCTGTTTCATAATGGGCATAACAAGAACGAGAAACACCCAATCTATCCGCTATTTCTTGTTGAGATAAGTTGCGTTCATTACGGATATTTTTTAAAACAGCACCTAGTTTTTTGTTAAACAACGTCATTTAGTTACCCTCTTTCTTTTCTCTTTTTTAGTATTTAAAGTATACATTTTGTAACCAAAAAAATCAAAAATGATAGATAAAAAGTAGAATTATATTAAAAAAAAACAAAAAATGATTGTCACAAATTGGAACAAGTGATATTATGTATTTAGGGTGTTACAAAATGGAACATCGAAAGGAGAATATGGAAAAGATAAAAAGAACAATAGCAGGCATTAGAAAAGACTTGGGATTAACCCAAAAGGAGATGGCAGAACAGTTAGGAATACCTTTAGTATCATATGCTAGATACGAAAAAGGTGTTGTACCAACTCCAGTCGAAATCGCAGTCGCAATTGCCGATTTAGGCGGTGTTGTAGACTTGAGAGAAATTAAGTTCTATTAATTTTTTTAACCAAAATGGTTACAAAATGGAACAAAAGCGCTCTTCTAATGAGCGTGTTACAAGTCATAAAGAACTTTTTTCTCCAATTGTATCGTTTATTAGTAGGTAACTTTAACCAGCGTAACACGTTCACTAGAGGAGTGCAGGAAGGAGTTATGAAAGACAGAGACAAGATAATTAATCAATATTACTTAAGCATTAATGACATCAAGACACTACTAGGAGTTAGCCAAAGCACCGCTAAAAAAGTGTTTGATAAGGCTGATGAACTAGATGACAAAAAATTCAAAGAATTTAGAGTTGAAACAAAAAAGGTAACGATAAAGAGTGTTTTAGAGATTAACCACCTTAAATTGAAAGATTTAAAAAAAGAAGGGTGTTAGCCCTTCAGGAAAATAAACACCATTATTTTACCTAGAAAGGAGAAAAATGACAAGAGGTGAATTAACGCTAGAAATAGCTAAAAGACTGCAAGAAATTAAGGATTTATATTTAAGAGAATACCCAGATGGAGATTGTCTTTCCCTAACAATTTTTAAAGACAGTATCAGTTTTAACAACAGATATTGGGTAGGTGGGAAAGATAAAGACTACCCAATTGACTATTACGAAAATGAAAAGCGTATCTGTGTGAATAAAGAGTGGAAGGATAAGTAATGTTAGTAATTGTAATTTTAACAACATTACTAATGTATTGGGGCTTATTTTCAGAGCCAACAGTTGTATTAGTATTTTCAATACCAACAGTCTTATGTGAATTAATAATTAACTATTTTATTGAGAAGGAGGAAAAACATGTGTAATGAGTAGAAGGGTTAAAACATCCGCAGACCAAAACGATAAGACTTTACCTATTAAAGATATTAAACAACAAAACAATATGTTGTACTACTGGTTAAACAAAAAGAATAAAGCCAATGGCTACAATGCGTATATTGCTGATAGAAATTACTTGTTTATCTTTTTAGGATTAAACACCGCCTTTAGAGCAGAAGACTTGTTGCAATTAAGACCCAAAGATTTAGATGGTGGCTATGTTCGTATCAAAGAAAACAAAACAGGCAAAACACAAAACTTTAAGATGAATAACCAAGTCTATAAAGAAGTACAAGAATACTGCAAAAGAAATGACATAGGTGATTATGACTATCTGTTTCAATCAAGAAGAAAGGATGGTGTTATTAGAGCAATATCAAGACAACAAGCATGGAGAATGGTTAAGAATACTGGAAAGGAGGTAGGTATCAAATATAAGTTTGGTGTTCATAGTCTTCGTAAAACATTTGGTTACAACTTTATAAGCAAAGGCGGGAACGTATTAACACTAATGAAAATGTATAATCATAGTTCACCAGCTATCACTTTACTCTATGTAATGTGGGGTACTGATGATGTAGAAAATGAACGTAATAATGTGTTTAACGGAGTAGGCTCTTTGTGAAATAAATAAACATTTTCACACAAATCACGGAAACGCTAATCCATGTTACATTCAAACATAAAAAATTGATTAAAAGCCCATGAATACTAGTGATTAGTGCATTTGGTGAATGTTACAGAATATAGTAATCGGTTGCATTCAAATTAATACAAAATGGATAGGTTTATAAGGGAGTTCATATTATGAAAGGAGAAAAAAAGATAATGATATGGTCGTAATAGAACTTATATATAGGGTGCTGATAATTTATTTCACTATCGGTATAATTTGGGACTTTGTAGAGCTTATGTATAGGGCATTTAAAAGAAGAAAAAGAGGTAAATAAATGACACAAAAGGAATTAATCATAAACCACTTAAAAGCCAATAAAAGAGGTATTACAAGCATGGAAGCTATAGAAAAGTATGGTGCTACTAGATTATCTGGTATTATCTATGACTTAAAACATAGAGACAATCTAAACATCATTACCGAGAGAATAACAGTTCAAACAATATATGGTTCTACTCAAATAGCTAGATATAAGTTGATTGAAGGTAAACACCATGAAACATTTTAGGAGGTGGTCAAAGTGGCTAATAAACGAATGTTCACAATGAAGATAGTTGACAGTGACGCTTTTCTAGAAATGCCACTATCAACACAATGTTTATATTTTCACTTAAACATGAGGGCTGATGATGATGGCTTTATTGGAAATCCAAAACGTATATGTAAGTTAGTTGGTTGTAATGATGATGACTTAAAGTTATTAATTGCTAAAAGGTTTGTGCTTGTATTTGATAACGGAGTTATTGTTATCAAGCACTGGAGAATGCACAATACTATCCAAAAAGACAGATATGTACCAACAACATACAGTGATGAGTTTAAGCAATTAGGCATAAAAGACAATAAATCTTACACCTTATCACCTATGGAAACAAAATGTATACAAAATGTTTCCACAGATATAGATATAGATAAAGATATTAATAAAGATATAGAGAATAAGATTATAGATTTATTATCATCATCAAAAGATATTTTTATAAGTATCAAATTGGAAAATGAGTACGAAGAAACTTTGAAGATGATGATTAGAGCAGGACAAATCACAAAAAAAATACCATCACAAGGAAGATTGGAAGACTTGATGAAAGAAATGATTTTTGATAGACAGAATGTTTGTAACAAACAGGGTTATTTGATTGAATGCTTTAGAAACGAGAGAGAACAATGAGAAACAGTGAGAAAGTCTATCAAGTAATAGAAGGTGAAAAAGTAATCTTTGAAGGAACTGCAAGGGATATATGTGTTCATTTCAAAGGCGAATACAATGCTCATGATGTAAGGAACATTTATAGAATGTGTCACGATAATGAAAAGTGGTTAAAAAAGTATCTAATTAAATTCAAAGAAAAGCATAAAGCCATTATCGAAATTAGAAACAAAAAGACAAATGAGGTATTTGTTGGAACTACTGAACAAGTGGCTAAAAAGCTATGGTTAAGTGAGCCTTATATATTGAGAACTGCAAGAACAAATGGAAGGTTATTGTACGAATGGATTGCGAAAGTCGTAGAGAATTAGCTTTAAAAGAACTTGAAAAAGCAAGAAAACATTTTGAAAAGATATTCGATATTTTAGACAGAGAAGAAGAAATATTTGAACTTGAAACTTACTATGGAACAATTGGTTGTTATCTTGATGACTTAAAGCACGAAATTGAAGATATGCAATTGTTTGAACAAAGCAAAAGGAATAAGAAAGGAAGTTAAACAATGCTAAACATTGTAAAAAGGAGTGATAAACATGGCAACAAAAATATGTGAAAGATGTGGGAAGAATAAGTTAATGCTTTCATGGGAAAGCTTATGTTATGAATGCCAGAAGATAGTTGAACTTGAAAAAATTCAAGCTAATATTTTGGAAGCAACAGATGATGAAGAAGTGGACACCTTTTCAAGCGATTATGTTATTTGCCCTTATTGTGGAGAAGCTATGGACAATTGTTATGGATATGAAGATTTTCCTGAACTTTATGAAGAGGGAGACCATCTCGTTACTTGTCCTAACTGCGATAAAGAGTTTGTTCTTGAAACATCAATATCTTACTATTATGAAACGCACAAGAAAGGAGAATAAAAATGTTAAATTATGATGAACACAAAGAGGAAATTGACAAGATATTTAAAGATGGCAAATCATTATGCGAAATAAGCCAAACAATTTTAAAAGAGCATTGTTTAGGTTGTAATTCTAATAAAGAAAAGTACGCTAATTGCAAAATTAAAACACTTGAATGGTTATGCCAAGAGCATATAGAACCAGTATTAAGTGATGAAGCTAAAACTTATTTAAAAACAATTATAGAGCCTGTTGAAGCTGTGGCAATTCGTAAAATATCAGATTATAACATTGGAACTTATAAATTAGATTTTTTTATCAAAGATGGTTATATCACTATTAAATTCAAAACAGGCACTAAATTATATGAATATTTTGAAGACATGGAATTAAACAAAGCATATACCTTAAAGGAGTTAGGATTATGAAAAATATCGAAAAATATAAAGATGAAATAAAAAGCAAAATCAAAGAAAAAAGTACATTAGACTGTGCGATTGCAGATTTAAGGGGGAATGCTTGTGATGAATGCTTTCGATGTACCGACTGCGGTTTAAAATCGTTAGATTGGCTACTTGAAGAATATAAAAAACCCCTTTTGACTGATGAAGGCATTAAATTTTTAAAAGAACATATAAAACAAAGTGGTGCGATAGCTGTATACATTAAAATCACAAAAAAAGTAGCTAATTATTATGAATATCGTTTGGAAATTCATTTAGAGACAGGCTTGATATCGATACCGTTTGTGGAAAAAAGCAATCTATACGAAATGTTTAAAAACATGGAAATTGGTGTAAGTTATGCACCAGAGGATTTAGGATTATGACATTGATTTATAAATTAATTTTATGTCATTTAGTTGGTGACCATGTACTCCAACTAGACCATATAGCAAAGTCTAAGGGTAATAACTTGTATCACTTGTTAGTTCATTGCCTGCTATATACATTGCCTTTTTACATTATGTTTGGTTACGACTGGCGTTTATCAATTATATTTTTAGCACATACAATTGTTGATTTACTAAAAGCTAAATATAAAAAGATAAGCTATAAAACAGACCAATTAATCCATTTCGTTACACTTTTAATTTATGTTTTTTAGAAAGGAGTTAGGGCTATGAAGAATATCGAAAAATATAAAGATGAAATAAAAGCCGAGCTTGAAAAAGATAAGACTTTAGGATGTGTGGTTAATAAATTAATGGGGAATACATGTGATGACTATTCAAAATGTAATGATTGCTATTTAAAAGTATTAGATTGGCTATTACAAGAATGCAAAGAGCCTATATTGGATGATATAGAAAAAGAATATTTAAGTGCAGTGATTAAGCCATTTAGAAAAAGAATTAAATCAATCAAAAAAGCTTATTATTCAGGCAATTCAGCGTACATTAGTATAGCAATGAATGAATGTGAGCATATTTTCTTACCATATTTCAATTTAAATAGTGGAATGTATAAAAGAATGGAAATTAACAAAGATTATACTTTAAAGGAGCTAGGACTATGAAAAATATCGAAAAATATAAAAATGAAATACTTAAATATGCTGGTTACCAACATTCATTAATGTGCTTAATTTATGAAAACATTATGAAAAAAAATGACTGCACTGGTTATTGTTCCAAATGTAAAAGGGAAACGATTGAATGGTTAACTAGTGAATACAAAGAGCCTATTCTAACCGATAAAGAAAAAAGATACTTAAAGAATGTGATTGAACCTAAAAAGGATGATATTACATGGATTAGAAAATGGTGCTTTTATAAAGGCACAGAAAGCGAATATACTACCGTTACTGTTTATGCAAAACATCCAGCCTTTACATCACCTAATTCGTTATGGGTATTACTAGATTTTATAGTAACTGAAGAAATGCCATTTAAAGGCATGGAACTAGAAAAAGCATACAGTCTTGAGGAGTTAGGGCTATGAAGAATATTGAAAAATATGAAGAAGTAATTAAAAAACAAATTGCTGAATTTAGAGATATACCTTGTATAGCTAAAGAGTTAAAAGATGGCGGTTGCTGTGAATGTCGAAATTGTGTGACTTGCAGTATGGAAATGTTACATTGGCTATCACAAGAGTATAAAGCGCCTGTTTTAACCGAAGAAGGCAAAGCCTATTTATCAAACTTATTAAAGCCATATGGTTTAGGTACTTGTGCATTTCAATTCAACTTATCAGAAGTTGTTAAAAACGATACATACAAATTAACTATTGCTGATGAGTATGGAATAATCATAAATCTAGCTATTAGACAAGATAGTGAAATGCAAGAACTATTTAGAAAAATGCAATTCAACAAGGTATATGCAGTGAAGGAGTTAGGGCTATGATAGATAAACCTACAAGACTAGTACCTAACAAGCACTACAAGAAAGAGGTTCTTATGATGTGCGATAAACAAGACATAATCGATTATTGCCACGAAATGGAACAAAGGTTATTTCAAGCAATGCTGATAATCGATAAGTTAATCGAACGAAAAGAATTAAACGATAAAGACAAAGCGTTGTTAGAGGAAATCTATGGATAATGAATGGCTTTTGTTTGATAGGGTAGAAAAAATCAAACAAATCATAAATCAATATGGCGAGGATAACTTCTATATATCATTCTCTGGTGGTAAAGATAGTACGATATTACACCATTTAGTGGATATGGCATTACCCGATAACAAGATACCGAGAGTATTTAGTAATACGGGGATTGAATACAATATGATATTAGAGTTTGTAAAAGACCAAGCCATTAATGATAGTAGATTTAAGATAATATATCCTAAAAAGAATATTAAAAACATGCTTGAAAATGTTGGTTATCCATTCAAATCAAAGCAACATTCTCATATTGTAGGAATATTCCAAAGAAGCGGTAAAAGTTTATCAGTTAGAAAATATTTAAAAGAAGTTGAAGGTAATAATGTGATATGTTGCCCTAAAAAATTGCAATATCAATTTACAGACAATTTTAATATTAAGTTAAGTGATAAATGTTGTTATGAATTAAAAAAGAAACCATTTAAACAATGGGAAAAAGAAAACAACAAAACCATTGCAATCACTGGAATGCGAACCGAAGAGGGTGGGCAAAGAATGGGGATGAATTGTATTGTTATGGATAAAGATAAAAAAATTATAAAGTTTCATCCATTATCTGTTGTTTCTAACGAATGGGAAGAATGGTTTATTAAAAAATTCAATATAGAACTATGTAAGTTATATTATCCACCCTATAACTTTGAACGCACAGGATGTAAAGGTTGCCCGTTTGCACTACAGTTACAAGAACAATTAGATTTAATGGAAAAACTTTTACCCAACGAAAGAAAACAATGTGAATTTATATTTCAACCTGTTTACGAAGAGTATCGAAGAATAGGTTATCGACTAAAACCATATAAACAAATGAAATTATTGGAGGAGATAAGATGAATAAATACTTTGTAATTGGACTTATAACAGCATTTGTGGGGTTTGGAATTTACGATATCAAAAAAACAATCGAGGTTAAAAAAGAAATCGAACGTAATAAAAAGTTAAGACAAAAGAAATACGAACAAAGACTTAAGGAGTTAAGAGACTAATGTTAGATATCAAAAAGAAGCTAGCCGACAACGAAAGTGCTTATATTCAAGGTTTAATTAGTTCGGAAGAATACACCGCAAATCGTAAAAAGATATTAAGTCAATACAATACTGAAAATCATATGAGGGTTATGGAAACTGGAGATTGGGACTGTTCAGGCTTATGCGGAACATCTGCATTTGACCCACGTAAAACAATTTACGAATGTAAAGGAATTAAACATGATAAAGATTGATAAAGACTTTAGCATAATTGCTGATGATAACTGTTATATAGTTTCCAGATATTATGGCAAAGACAAGAACGGTGAAGATGTTTATAAAAACCTAACATATCATAGAACGCTAAAAGAGGCGCTTACAGCGTTAATTAGAAAAAAGCAAATAAAACTAGTAGCCGACAACGAATTAACGCTACAGGAAGCCTTAAACGAGTTTAAACGCATTGAGGAAGATATTGAACAAGCACTCAAGGAGAATATCAAGGAAGGTGAAAAACAAGGATAGATACAATCTTAAAGACTTAAAGTTTAGAGCAACAAGAGATAGAAGACAAGACTTTAAACTACCTTTAAGACACTGGAAGATTGAAATATTTAAAGATGGTGAACACATTGAAACAAAATATTGTGAAGGTGGTTCAATAACCGATTTAATGGCGTGGTTAGAAAGTGAGGAAGAATGAAATATAAAGTTCATTTTGATTTAATATTTGATGATGAGGTAGAAGCCGAGAATGAATATGAAGCATTTAAGTTAGCTTTTCATAGTGCGATTGTAGGCGGTGCATGGAACTATCGTGTTGAGGAACTTGAGGACAATGAAACTGATGATGGAATTAAATTCTATTTTGACACCGAGAGTGAAGGATATAAAGAAATTGTTAGACAAGTGGAAAATTTGAGTGAAAGTAGAGGTTCTAAATGCTAAATAATGTAAATCTAATTGGTCGAGTGACTAAAGAAATTGAATTAAGAAAAACACAATCAAATAAAAGTGTAGTCAAGTTTACGTTGGCGGTTGATGATGGCAAGGATGGGCAAGGGAATAGTAGAACACAATTCATTGATTGCCAAGCATGGGAAGGGTTGGCTGAAACTATTCAAAAGTATGTGTTAAAAGGTGATATGGTAAACATCAACGGTAAGCTAGTCAATAACAACTATGAAAGCAACGGAGTTAAGTATTATTCTTATCTAGTATTGGCAAGTGGGATGACTTTACTACCTAACAAGAGACTTAATGAACAAAAGCCACAGCAAGTGGCTAATCAAGTAACTAATCAATACGAACCACAATACAATGAACCACAATACCAGCAACAGTCAATTAGAAGTGATGGAAGAAATGTTACAGGCGGTGTAACCTTTGAGCCTGATGATTTACCGTTCTATTAATAGGGGGGGATTTATGACAAAAGAAGAAAGGGAATTGTTTTTAAACTTTGTAGATGGTAAACGAAAATATGACAGAACTAAAAATCTTGTTGTAAAAAAGGTTTCAAAGTCAAAAGGAAGATATAAAAACGCTGTCTATGTTTATTCAATGTGTGGTTTAGAAGATAAAAGGGAATTTCCATACCCCTTTATTAAAGAAATGAAAAGTAATAGATTTTATACAATTAACGAAATTATTAATTTCTATAAAGAGAATGAAAAATGAAGGGAAAGGATAAAGATAATGAATATTAAAAATATTACAAAAAGTACTAACCAAGTAAATATGACACTTGAGAAAGATGAACTTGTAATGCTCTGTAATGTTATGTATCATGCCAAAATTACTATTTCGGATGAGACTAAAAGAGAGTTATTCCATAAACTATATGCTGATTTAATCATGGTAACGAATTTGTGTCAGTATGGTCATGTTGATGACTTTGCTTTCAATCTCATCATGGACGAAAGAAAATATGCTAAAGATATTAGGGAGTGCAAATAATGACAAAAGAAGGAAGCCCATTAACACGTGTTGAACAAGAAGTTTTAAAAGAGTGGATGTGGGGAATATTTGATGAAATAGTTTATATCATTTTGGACTCAAAAGAAAAAATCAAACTAATAGAGGGGAAAGATGATAAGCCAGATACATATCGTTTTAGGTTTATTTTCCAAACTAAGGATGGAAAGTTGTATAAATTGATTAAGCTATTGGATATTAATATTATGTCTAATCTTAACTATAATTTTAATCTTAACTTTAGTATGGCAATTGGAAGAAAATACACAAAAGTTGAATTGTTTGATTATGACTTGTTTAGCAGATATGAATAATAGAAAGGGAGTTAAAAACTTAAATGACAACAGTTGAAACAGTAATTCAAAAAGCAATTGAAAGATACGGAGCTGATTTGCAAAAGCAAGTAGCCATTGAAGAAATGGCGGAGCTTACAAAGGAAATTTGCAAGGACTTTAGAGGAAAAGGAAATAGAGAACACATTCTTGAAGAAATAGCTGATGTAAAAATCATGCTATCTCAATTATTAATTATGTATGACATAAAAGTTTGGGAATTGAATGATGTAATTGTTAGTAAATTAACTAGATTAGAAGAAAGATTGAAAGGTGAATAAACATGGATATCGTAGGTATATTATTACTAGTCTTGATTGTGATTATGTTTGTTAACTTTGTTGGCACTTTAAAAGAAATGGAAGAGGTCATTGATGAAATTATTGAAAAACACAACACCACGGTTAACATGGTTAATACGTTAAATAATAGAATTAAAGATGTAGCAGAGGAGCAAAATGAACGAAAAAGAAGTTGAAGCCTTTAAAAATAGAATAAGAAATTACAACTTTCATATCGAACAAATAGAACTAATCAATGATGAAATGAACATAGTGTTCTATGACTTAACAGGGGTTAAGGGTGCAAGCTATGACTATCACGCACCATGTACAAATCAAGCCATTAAGAACGAACATAGAACGGATTTATTGGAAAAGCTAGAAGAACTAAAGGAAAAGAAAAAAGCCCACCAAGAAGAACTAGACAAGCTCAATGCCATGTTAAATCAATTGAACAAGACCGATAGAGAATTAGTAAAAAAGAAGTTAATAAATGGCTTTACTTATGATGAATTATCTAATCAATCATACATGGCAAGAACCACTATTCAATATCGCATTGATAAAGCTATTAAAGATATCAGATACTTATAGGGATGTTAAAATTTGACATCCCTTTTTTTATAGAAAAAAAATTGACATCCCTATTTTTAAAAAAGCCATCCCTTTTTTTGACATCCCCTAAATTAAAAAGCCATCCCTAAAATTTGACATCCCTTTTTTAAGAGACATCTTTTAAAAATTTTGACATCCCCTAAAATAATTTGACATCGCTTAAAAAAATGACATCCCTAAAAATAAAATGACATCCCCTAAAAGCATGAATTAAAACTAAAAAAAGCCAAGCAACAATGCAAGGCTTTAAAACATTTAGAAACCTAAACAATAACTTTAGAAACTCAAAAAAGTAAATTAGTAAGTCTAGTAAGTAACTTTAGTAAGTACAGTAACTTGAAGTAACCTGAAGTAACTCATGCAGTAAGTGGTGCAGTAACTCGCAGTAACTCATGCAGTAAGTGGCAGTAAACTGCAGTAACTCAAAACTGCAGTAACTGAAAACTGCAGTAACTGCAGTAACCGAGAAAATTGCGGTAACTCAAAAAGTCTGTAACTGCAGTAACTGAAAATTGCAGTAACTCAAAAGTGCGGTAACTTAAAAAGTAACTTACTTTTGTAAGTCCTTTTTAATCAGTTCTACAATATAACCGCTTTTAGATTTAACCGTGTTCAGCTTCTCAAGTACCTTGGTATCGGTTTTTGGAACAACTACACGAATAATCGTGTAGTGTTCCTTATTAAAGTTGTTGATATAATCTTGTCTTTTTTTGTTAGTCATTTAACACCTACCTTCTAGAGCGCAATCATGTTGCATTCTTTTAATAAGTCTTCTTTTCCATTTGTACAAATTCGATAGACTTTAATTGTTGCGTTCTCTATATCAACATTGTCTTTCATTTCTTTGGTGTAATATTTTAGTGCTTCTTCAAAAGAAACAAACGTTTCATAATATTTGTAATCGTTTATAGTTGTTTCAACTTTATACATATTTAGCCCCCTTAAAAACTTACACCGCAACCAATAGCGTATATTTGTGTGCTTTCTTCTTGTTCTTCAATTTCATCGTACTTTGCATTGCTCCACTCTTCAGCCTGTTCGTATGCATTCCATTGGCTGTTATTTGTGAACTCTTGTTCAATGTAGCTAGTTGTTACTTTGCCGTTCTCATGTTCTTCAATTTTAACCCACGCAGTATAAGTACCGATTGAACAACCTATATAATAACCACTTTGTTCAATGTCGCAATAGTCCCAATAGTCGTTTGGGTTTGTTTTAACTTTTTTCAAGAAGTCCGCTTCATTTGTTGCTTCTTCTTCTTCTATAGCTTTTTCAACATCAAACTCATTAACTTCAATGCCAAATTCAGTCACTAACAAGTAATTAATGCCGTGGTCTGAAAGTTCCCAGTAAGTGGTTGTAAATTCTTCCAAAGCGTTTAGTGCTTCTTCTTCAGATTCAAATACTTGAAGGGTCTTTCTATCGCTATCATAATAAATAGTATCACCTTGTTTATAGGCTTCATCTGGATAGTTTAAAGAGTGCTTCACTCTTGGGTACTCGTGCGTCCCTTTGTTTAAATAATAAAGTTTCATTTGTTTATTTTCCTTTCCTATGGCTTAATGATATACCTATATTAGCCAATATACAAGTACTTTTTATAACTTTCTTTATTTTTTTGCTTTTATTAAAAAAGTTTAAAATATTTGTAAATATGTATTGACTAATGCAATAGTATTTGCTAATATCATAGTGTACAAAAGGTACAGGAGGAAAATAAACAAAATGAAATTTACAAAAAACAACGAATATAATTCACTAGAAATCAGCTTTGAAGAAAAGCCAAGCGAAAAAGTAAGAGAAATATTGAAAGCTAACCATTTCAGATGGCACAGCGTTAAAAAAGTGTGGTATGGCTACAAAACCCAAGAAGAGATTGAAAAAGCTCTAAATGGCTTAGATGCAACAAAAGAAGTTAAACCAGAACAAAACAACCACAGTTTGAAAGTTGGTGATATATTAAGCAGCTCATGGGGTTATGACCAAACAAACAACGATTTTTACAAAGTTGTTAAAACCAGTAAAAGTTGCGTATGGCTTATAGAAGTATCACTTCCAGTCAAAGAGAGAAAGGGCATTTCAGGTATGTCGGAGGATAGAAAGTATGATATCGAAAATGCTAAACCTTGTAGCAACGATGAAACACCATTCAGAAGAACCGTATACAACTACAGCGCCAACAAAGAACCTAAATGTGACTCCGTTTCAATCTCTGACTATGAAAGAGCACACAAATACAACGGTGAATGGTTGTATTGTAGCTGGTATGCTTAAAT